GGTCCAGAAGAATATAAAACAGCTTTAATACAAGCTATACAAAAGCAAATAAGTGAAGTTTCTTCTATACGAGCAAAAGATTCTTTAACTTTTGAGACTTCAACACAGATAAATACTATATTAAATCAATACGCACGACCAAAGATAACTATTAAAGCCGCTCACGCTATAGCTAAAAGTTTATTTAAATCAGCAAGAGCAACTTCTGATTCTTCAAAAGGAGCGCAACTTAGAGAATTAGGAGAGATTTTTATAAATGGAATTGATACAGCTTCTACAACTGCTAAAGGAACTCCAAAGATAACAGAAGATTTACGAGCTATTTCTGCAGAGTATAATAAACAAATAGTACAAACTTATAAACTTGGTGCAGGACAAGCAATACTAGGACATTCTAGAAGTACCATATGTAACACTAATCCTACATCTATAGTGCAAGTCTTTAAACAATTCTATTTAAACAATGATCCTAAGTTAGCAGCTACTCAGTTTAAAGCTATGTTTAACGATAAAGATTCATTGGAAGAAGCAACAGATGTTTTAAAGTTTTCTTTAGCTAAACATTTAGAAGATGGAGGAGATTTAAAAAGATTAGGAGGTACAGGTCAATTTACGGCTTTTGCAGATAATTTTGAAAGTATTATAGGTAAGACAAATATGAATGAGTTAAGAAAAGCTCATAAAGCTCAAATAGCCTCTGCTGATAAAACTATAAGTTCAGACACAGAAACTGCAAAACAAAATTTTATATCTGCTTTTAAAAAAATAGATGCTACAACTACAGAAACATTAAAAAAATCTATTGCTGGTGTATTAGGAGGAAAAGCAACGGATTTTAATCCAGAAAAACTTATAAAATTAATATTTTCTCCTGTAGGTGGTGAAAGTATAGTACGTAGAGCAGTACGTGAGAGTGGTGATGTAGGTAATATTAAAGCAGAAAAGGATATTTTAGAAGCTACTGAAACAGTAGGAATTCCTAAAAATACATCAGAAGAGCTATTATCTAATGCTCAACTTCCTGTAGCTTCAGAAGATTTACTAATAAACGGTAAAATCTTAGATGTTCTTTTAGAAGCAGAGCCTAAGTTAGCAGATCCTATAAAAGATATGATTATTCAACACATAATTACTGAATCTTTTGTAACTACTGACCATAAAGGTTTGAGGGGAGTAACAAAAACTTTAGATTTAACTGAAACGTTAGATATAACTAAGTTTGGTAATATATTTAAGAAAAATATTCCTGCTATGAAAAAAGTATTTGATCAAGAACATTTAGAAGCACTTAACGCACTCTTTGAAGGAGGTGTTATGCAAGCAGGTAAAAACTATGTAGTAAGAATAATGAATCTAGCTGCTGCACCAACTACACAAAGTAGAGCATCTAGACTATTTGCTTTAAATAGAGGAGTAGTAGGCGCTCCTTTTTTAATAACAGAACAAACAGTTATGACTTATCAAAGAGATAAAGCTTCAATGATAAAACGAATGGTGCTTGATATGGACTTTGCTCAACTTGCACAAACTATGGCAGTAGATGGAAATATAACTAAAAAGAACTCACTTCTTATGGTTCAAAAGTTAAAAGTTTTTTACGGTGAAAAAATAAATGAAAGTGATGCTCCTGCTTTAGCAAAAGCGTATTTAGAAGAATATAATAACTATAGCAATCCTGAATATCAAAATAAAGATATAGAACTAAATTTAACTACTGAACAAATAACTAATTTTGGTTGGCAAACATTTTATAAATTAAGAAAATTTGTAAAGAAAATGTATGGAGCAAACGTACTAATACCTATGGTGATGATTACGCAACCTTCACTTATGTCTACTTCTATAATGCAGAAACCTGCTAATAGAAATAGATGGGGATTACTTAATCTTTTAGGTTTAAGTAAAAGTAGTGAGTATGAAAGAAATATGTTAAAAAAAGGTGCAGATATATCTAGAACTAAAAGTTCTGTACGAATTGATAAAGAAGCAGAACAAGAATTTAGAGAAAAAATGTTTGGTAAAGGGAACGATAAATAATGATACCTTTTATTGGTCCATTGATTAGTGCTGTCAGTAGCATAGGCGGCTCTTGGATGGAAAACAAACTTCAAGAGACTAAAGCTAACTCACAAGTAAAAGTAGCTAAAGCTGAAGCTGAAGCCGAGGTACACAAAAAGGTAGCTACTGGTGAGATTGAGTGGGAAAAGACTATGGCTAAAGCTAGTGGCGATAGTTGGAAAGATGAGTATCTAGTAGTAGTACTAACTGTGCCAGCTATTTTAGTGTTCGTTCCCGGCATGGAAGACCTCATACAGAGAGGCTTTATAGTACTAGATACTCTACCTGAGTGGTATCAGAATGCTCTTATGATAGCTATTTCTGCATCTTTCGGTATCAAGGGCTTCTCTAAGTTTCTAGGTAAGTAGTTTATTGATACTGTTATAGTAGTCTCTAGTTAGAGCATTAGCACGTTTCATGAAAGCACTTATTACGTGTGTGTTCTCATAACTAGGTAGCTTCTGATTCATAACCTTTAAGAAGTCCTCTACGGGAACAAAGTTGTGTTCTACTTCTATGTTTCCTTGTGTATTCAATATCACTGTTACTTCTGACAGTATGGTTTTAGCTTCTCTCATAAGTCCACTATTTCACAGACACCAGCACTACATGCCAACTCTTGAGAAGCTTTAGTATTATCTTCAAACTCAAACTCATTTAGTTTATTCCAATCTATATTCTTAGGTGTGATAGCATAAAGGTCTTTGTACTCTTTCTCAGTGCATTCTTGATACGGAGCTTGACGATACGTGTGATCAGAATAGGGTAAAAAGCTAATACCGCTAAGACGATCAAAGTTTCTATAGCACCAAGCTCCTACATCTAACCACTCATCCTCATGTACACTTACCGTAATAGAGGGTTTGTGTTCACACCAATGTTCACTGTAAGTCATCCACAACTCTAGATGCTCAATAGCTGTTAAGTCTTTACGAAACACTGCCTTGCTAGAGCATTTAATCGGAAAAGAGAATACAGTAATATTAGTAGGAGCCATGACATCAGGTTCGTTACTGACTCCTGCCTCTTTAAGAAACTTTGTTAAAGGATCTTTGTTATCTCCTCGTACAGTACGCACATAGTACGGAGAGTGTCGAGGATGTATACCACTAGCTGAGTCTGTTAGTTGACTTACAGTTCCTGAAGGCTTAACACACGTAATTGCCGCAGAGTGCGGTACACCCAATCTATCAGCCCATTCTTCATTCACTCTTACAGCATGATCCCTTAGTCTTTCTAAGAGGCTCTTTAGCTTGTCTCCGTTTTTATTAAGTAACGGACAATCCATAATGCCTGTTAGAGATACACCTAGTAGACGCTCTCTCTCTGTTGTGTTCTGCCAACGCTTACGAATGTAATGAAAGTCAGTTAGAGTAGATTGAAAAGTACCTAGTATAGTAGCGTACTCTACTTTACGCATTAAGCTTTCTTCTGTGTCATCATAGCGACACACTGCTTCTGTTAGATTACAGAATTGATTAGGTAACAGAATGATCTCACTACATGGATTAGTGCCGTACTCTGCTTCATTAGAACGTCTATTAAAACGACTAGCTTGGCGTTGTGCCGCACTTCTGTTGAACATACCTCGTTCACCTGACTTACTCATGATCAGAGCAGTCCACTCTTGCATAAAGCTTTCTACGCTAGGACGATGAGTATAGGATACAGAGTTGTTAGCCAATGCTCTCTGAGGCTCTGTTAGATACCACTCTCCTGCTTTAGCGTGACGCATACGATCATCGTACAGATCACTTAGTGACAACAAAGCAGAGCGTCTTACACCGCCAGAGACTACAACGTCACCTATCTTACAGACGATATCGTGACATTCAATAGAAGAGAGCTTACGACCTCTAGCGTCTATAAAGATACTTATTACAAACTTAAATAAGTCTTCTAGTGGTTCAGGGCCAGAAGCTCTACCACCAAAGATTTTAAGTCTTGCTCCTGCAGGACGTATGTTGCTGTAGTCTATTCTAGGTATACGACTAGTATATAACATACTGATAAGATCACGTAGACTTCTAGCCCAACCTGTCTTACTATCTGCTACCGAGATAAGATCATTGGTGTATTGAAATGACTCATTAGGAATATCAGGAAGATTGTTAACAGCGTTACGTTCTACAGAGAAGCCTACGCCTGTACCGTTCATCAGAATATATAGTATTTCATCAAAGCATCGTGGATTGTCTATAGGAAGATAAGAGCAGTTATAACCTGATATGTTCTCTCTAGCTAAAGCAGGGCCAGAGGTCATCAAAGCTCTCATAGATGGCATTACTTCTTGTTTCTCTATCATACTTCGTATCTCAGAGAAGGACTCTTCAAAGTTATTCCAAGCACCTTTAGTCTTACTTTCTAGACCATTTACGTGATTAGACATAAAGGTAAGATAACGATCTATTGTCTCAGACCAGTTCTCTCGTCTTGCTTCTGTGTCATCCCAACGTGCGTAACGACTCTTGTAGATAAAGGATTGATAACCATCAAAGGGTACGCTCATGCAGCACCTACTGTAACATTAAAGTTAGTAGTAGTATTAGTTAATGTTTTTTCTAAATCAGCGTACATATCCATTTGATCAGTAACTACTACCTTTTCTCCATTATCATCATCGTCTTCTTGTATATGTATTAACTTAGCTAGATACCACTTAGCTTTGTGTAAATCTGTTAGTTTGTTACCCTTATAGTTACAACGCCATAAGTATTTAATGATGTTACCTTTTAGATAGTTTTCAAAACCACTAAGAGGCATAGAAGCTTGAATAGCGTCTATACATTCAATACCATATTCATTTAAGTTGTAGTGTGCAGGATGATTAACATCCTTATCAAAATTATTGTTATTCAAAAGTTATGCTCCTTTATCTGGTTCTTCTTCTTTTATACCAAATTTCATCTTAGAGGTCAATGGTAAATCTATTGTTTCTGTGTCTACGCTTTTCTTGTAATCTGCAAAATAGACAACAGGTGCTTCTTTTTTCTTATTTATTTCATCTTTAATTTTCTCAGTTAGAAACTTATAGCCCTCTGAGACAATCTTTTCTGTGTCTTTCTCTAGAAGAGATAGCAGACCATAGGCTACGCAAGTACTAATAGAAGGCTCTAACACACCGCCTGTAGCCATAGCCTCAGTCTCTCTAGTAAAGTCAAAGATAGATACATTAAAGTTACCGTGGCACTCTCCATCATTCTCTAACACTTCTTCTAGCATGATAGCTACACTAGTTGTACCCTCTTCATTACTTTCTTCAGAGGCTTTATCTAGTATCTTCTCTAGAGCTTGTACACTGTCTAGAACTTTACTTTCTATTTTACTATCGTCTTCTTCATCCATTCTTCAGGCATCCTTTTCTCTGCGTACATAAAATCATATTTGTCGCACCAAGCACCATAAGTAGTCTTAGAGTGTTTATGTAGTTTGTTACGTGCGTTAAGAAATATAAAACGTATATCAATATCAGGATGTTGTTGTTTAATAAGTTTATGTTTAGTTCTATCTAGAGAGGTAAGATACCCTTTAGTTTCTATGTAGAAGCCATACTCCATCAGATAGAAGTCAGGAGTATAGTTTCTAGGTTTAGGAACATAGAGTATCTTAGTAGGCTCATAAGCAGCTTTAATACCTCTTTCTCTTAAATCTCTAGAGAAGTCTGCTTCAAATCTAGATCGGTATCTTGCAACCATACATTATAACTCCTCTACTTTATTATATAACAACTCAGCTTCTGTGATACGTCCTGTATCGTAGTCATAGTACAACTTAGTACACTGTCCTGTCAACCCACTAAATCTATTTTTTATTACTCTGGCATAGGTTGTGTGTCTCTCTATGATGCAATCCGCTTGTCCGTTACGCTCTAGAGCTATAACTATGTCACTTAACTGACCTATACTGTGTGATCCTCGTATGTCATTTAGACCAACGTCAGCAGTATTTGTCTCATGTGAACCACTAGAAGGTCTACGTAGATGAGATACCATAAAGAGACAAATACCTAATTCCTGTACAAGTGTACGTAGTTTAGTCACGCAAGAGTCAATAGTCTTTCTCTCGTCCATAGAGTTCTCTTGTGAACTCACTAGTATACTGATATGATCTAATACAATGTATCTACATCCTAATGCTCTAACAAGATAACGTATTCTAGAGATGATGTTCTCTATTGTATTAGAGCCAAAGTGATCAAAGAAGAAGAAACGATTAGAGCCTAGTACTTCTTTAAAGGCTTTCTCGTACTCCTCATCCTCATAAACCACATCAGGAAGATGCAAAGGCTTATTGAGATGTAGACCCATCAAGCTCTCAGCAGTGGTACGAACACTTTCTTCCATGAACATAAGCCCTATGTTCTCGTCAGTCTTGCCGTAGATGTGATAGATAATCTCACGTAGAAAACTAGATTTACCTATACCTGTACCAGCGCAGATAGTTACTAACTCACCCTTACGAACTCCATAGGTCATGTTGTTTAGTCCAGCAAACGGATAATCTACAACAGACTTCTCTGGCCCTTTAATGAGAGTTTCCCATAGGTCTGTGCCAGCTACTATACCGTCAGGTGTAAAACTATCGGAGTTCCACCAATCAGAAGAGAACTCAGTCTGCTTAGACTCCATGAGATACTCAGAAGCATCCTTGTAGCGCATGTTCATGATCTTAGCTTTAGGTGATAATACTTCAGCTACCTTACGAGCATTCTCTATACCGACTTTATCGTTATCAAAGCATATGATAATATTCTCAAAGCTCATGAGATACTCGTAGTTGTCTTCAACGTCTTTACAGGCTCCAGCCGCACCTGTCTTAATACTTACGCAGGGCCATTTACTGTCAAACATCTCATGCGCTGATAGAGCATCTAATTCGCCCTCACACAGAGTGATGTACTTACCACCCTTCTTAAAGAGTTGCTGACCAAATAGACCTGACTGTCGTATGTCTCCCTCAACAGAGAAAGACTTGTTAGCTCCTCGTACTTTGTTGGCTACGTGTTCGTTCCAAGAGTTAAAGTACGGATAGTAGTGCTTATCGTTTAAAACAGTAACACTGTACTTGTGTGCAGTAGACTTGCTTATTTGCCTACGCTTTAGTTCTTGTGTTTGACCTACAGTAAGAGTACTGTTTTTAGTGGTTACTTTGATAGCTTCTTCTAGCTCCATGACTTCACCGTCCTTACGTACTTTTCTACAAGAGAAACAGAAAGACCCGTCCTCGTATATGGTTAGAGCGTCACTACTCCC